CTGTCCTAGTGGCGTGGCGAGCTTCCTCAAGGATCGCATTCATGTTTTTTACCACATAGCGTGCTCCCACCAGGCCATCAGAACGCGCAGAATACCAAATCTGCAGATTGATTATAAAAATGCCCAATATAAAAATTGCCATGGCCATAGCTATGGGGATAAGTACATTACGCATTAATAAACCTTAGATTTGATACGCGGCATTTTAGCCACATCAAAAATGTCTGGTTAGTCATTCTCTGAGAATGCCCTATAAAATTGAAAGTGACCATACCTACCGCCGAGTTTTCTTACGGAAACTGAGGCAGAACCGTCTACCGAGGTGTGGTCAGTCCATTAGCGTAAAGACTCTGTATCAAAAAGCTAAGCACATGCGTGAGCACTGACAAAAACCGTACAATACACTTGGACATAAATACCCTAAGTGATTAGCGTGATCAGGTGCTCTGAGTGCCTACTCCTCCATATGACTCCTTTGGTTATAGTATAATTTAATTCAGCTGCTGATGGCATGAACCGACAACTGCAACAACCTTTACTGCATGCGCAGGGTTGCGGCTTTTAACTCCCCGGCTGAGACGGCATAATTTCCACGACTGGATCATCCCGTTTAACTAAAGACCTAATTTCCGCGATGCGCTTACGGCATGCTGTCGGATCATCAAGCGCTAACTCAACCAAGCTGAAAAGCTCCTTAATCGCCTCGGTGTGGTACGCCGCAGAAACGCCAGTGGTGTCGAGATACTTGAAATCCTTAATCACGGTATCGTCGCTAAATTTGCGATCACCATAGGTTTTGATTGCCTCCGGGCACCACTGCTCAACGTCCTGGGCGATAAGACCAACGGCACGCCCACCATCTTTAATGTCATAGGCCATGCCGCGAAAACTCAGCACTGCTGACAACGGATTCTCTACTGTGACCAGCTCTGATTTATGCCGAATATCTGAGCCATTAATCCACTGGCCGCCTGAGGCATTTCCATCGATGTTAAAGTTCCACTCTCTTCCGGCACCAGTACTCGCACCATTGAAATAGATGGAATATGAGTTAGTTCCATAGCCAGCGTTGCGCTTTATACCTGTCAACCAACCGTCGGAATACCACTGATAAACGATCTGACAGGCATATTCACCAGCATTTGCGTTGGTGGGCGTTGATATTATCAGGTCATTGCTATTGGCACCTTCAGGCCTTGACGTGTCCCTGAACCCCTTAAACCTAACTGTGACGGTACTATTGAATGTGGTAATACCAGTAAAATCAAAATTCCCCGACGCTGTTCCGCCTGACTTATCCAGTTTTTTGCTTAACTCTGAAGCGTCTGCTTTTTTTGCCAGCTCAGTTGCATCAACCTTTTTCGACAACGCATCGTTTACGTCTTGTGTATTCGCCTTCCCATTCAGCGCATTTGTAAGGTACATCCAGCTCGGGCCGGAATATTTTGAGCCATCCGGAAGGGTCACTGTGATGTTACCGGCGGCACTGAATACCTGCTGCCAGTTCTGCTTATCGTAGTTCAGGCCTCGCAGCGCCTCTGCGCTCTGTGCCACCAGCGCAGCGGTAACCATATTCAGCGCTACGCGGGGAATCGCAGACCAGGCTGCACCGGCCTGTGTCGGTCCGGTGAAGTTGCTGACCAGCGTCAGAGCAGTATTGCTATCGACCGACTTCACCGGCAGCGTATAGGGGATGCCGCCAACGGTGACCAGAATAAAATCCCCGCCAGCCAGCTCCGTGGAAAATGTTGTTCCCTGCCCCGCAACTGAGGCCGAATTATTTGTCAGGGTTAACGTTCCTGCAGACATGATCACTCCTGCTCTAAGGCAATAAAAAACCCCGCCGGAGCAGGGTTCATCTGTGGATATGAATACGATTTATGCGAATGAATCAGTAAAAATTGGGTATCAGTGGGAGAGGAATTGCTGTGGTCGTGTTCTTATACATAGGGTATTTATCCGACCAGTTAGAATGGAGCGTTGAATTTAGCGCCCTAACGCTGTTGCCTATCCTCTCAATGCCCTTCACCCTGACGTTGCAATAACCACCGCCAATCGTCGTCTGTACGCCGGTGGAGGCCAGAACAACCATATTGTTTCCGATATCGGTGTAACCGTCCGAAACATTCCAGTTTCCGCTGATAATGAACGGCTTTCGTGACGTCGAGAATGTGCACTGGCCGGAAGCATTGAAGAAGTTCAGCCCGGTACCGGGAACCGGCGGTGACTGCTGGAAAATCGCAATCCTCAGATTGATATTTGCCGGGTTGTTGGCGTTGTTATCCATCGGATAGTAAGCGTGAATCTGACCACCGTCATAATAGACCGCCACGTTTTCAGCACTCCATGTAGCAAAAATAAGTCCCTGTGCCGGAGGTGTCACCGAGCCGTTCACGTTAATATCCCCGGAGTAAACGCACGTCATTACGTTGGCGTTTGAGCTGATTGACGCAAAGTCCGTTGAGTTTTCGATGAGAAGGCCAGTGTTATTGCCAGCCGACGCCGCCGGGAGCATTTCAAAGATGTAGGAACGATAGGTCACCGTCCGTCGGTCAGTGGTTTCGCTAAGAAATCTCAGCGTGCCGTCTCCGTTATCAACAAAACCACTCATCGCCCACCAGTAAGGAAGATACGTCCCCCCCACCCATGATACGACCACCGGCGTCAGCGGGATAACAAAAACCTGAGAACCCGGCGTTTTGTTGATACTCACCGTGTCGTAGGCGATGACTTCATTAGTGGCACCGGAATAAGACGGGCAGCGCATACCGGCGACAATGTGCATTGGCCGCCCGTCATTGAGGTCAATCAGTAATCCTGCTGGCATAAATCCTCTTGTTTACCAGACGCCAAGAACAATCCGTCCCCCTCCTGGCAGAGCAAGGTTGAAGCCATTACCGTTAATGGTGACGCCTGCACCGGCATTTGTTAGTCCAAAATTGCCGTTTACCGCGTACAGGCTCCCCCTTGCCACAACATTGTTGAATTCCGCGTTACCGCCTTTATCTATCCGCCATCCGGCAGAACCAGCCGCATAGTTATTCGACTGAATAAAATTCCCGATTTTGGCATTGGTGATCGTGCCATCCTGGATAAACGCGTCGCTGATAAAGACCTGCCCGTTTACCACCGCAAACGGGGAATACTGCGTATCACCGCTGCCGCTCATCAGCACAAACTGGTTCGCGTTGAACCCGATGCGCGTGACGACGGGTTTACCAGCCTCGGCCAGCACCGCAATGCTCATCCCGGCGTTGTACATTATGCCGTTAATGCGCACGCCAGCTTTCAGGGTATGAATAGCCGTGGCACCAGTGGCATCAACCGTGGCGGTCAGCTTGTCTTCCAGCGTGGCGGTCACGTCCTCAATTTGCGCCTGCACCGTCGTTGACAGCTCGGCCAGCGCTTTATCAACCTCCGCAACGGTGGTTTTAACCACCAGAATATCCGCCCTGACCTCGCCATACTGCTGGTACTGGTGTTCAACGGTCCCGTGATTAGCCAGCGCATTCTGCAGTATCCCTTCAATGTTGGTATCTATATCGCCCGTCAGGCGGTCACCGTCAGCTGACGTGAGGAAATCATCAGCCAGATCGCCCAGGTAATCATCCGCGTTATCGTTCGCCATGCCCCGGATCCAGTCCGTAAAACCAGATTCGTTGCCGGACTTATCGACCAGCTGTGCGCGGTACCAGAACTCCTGCCCCGCTTTCAGCCCGAGCTGGATGTACTCAGATGAGGGATAAGGAACGTCGCTGAGCAGCATAGGGGATGAAAAATCCGCGTTCGCCGAATACTGGATCTCTGTTTTCAGCGTGTCGCCGGTGTTCGTCGGGAAGCCCCAGTTAAGGCGGATCCCCCAGTTAATGCCGGTCGCAGTAAAGCCTACCGGTTTCGGCGGATTCCCTACCTTACCCGTCAGCGTTTTTTCCGGTGAATACCCCCAGCCGCTGGAAATCTCCGCCGCGTTTATTGCCCGTACCCGCACCAGATATCGGCCAGAGTAAATTGAGGGAACCTCAAATGATGTGGTGGAGCTGCGCGGCACGTTCACCCAGTTGCCGTCATTGCGGCGCCACTGCGCCTCGTAGGAGATGGCGTTCGCCGCACTGTCCCAGGTCACCCGCATCGTTTCCAGGCTCATTCCCTGACTGATGACGGAATAACTGTCGATAGTGATATTTGCCGGAGCCAGCTGGCTTCCCGGCGGTACAACCGAAATCGGCCGCTGGTCGATAATGGCGCCGGTATCAATCCGGGCATATTTATCGGGATCGTGGCACACCCCGGAAATGGTAAAGGTCGCGTCGCCGTTATCCGTCACACTGACCACCCGGTACTGCTGCGCATACAGTTCGTCTGACTCCACCACCCAGACACATTCTGGCTCTGGCATTTCCGTATAGGTGGTTGTCAGCGTGACCTTCTCACCGTTGACCGCCTGAATCGTCCGGCTCTGCGCAGCACCGGATGGCAGATTGACAATCAGCCGGTCTCCGGGTTTCGCATCCGCTACACGGTCAAGCTCGATCACCCTGCCATTAACGGCGTGAATACGGCCGCCGGTGACCTTCCCGGAAAGCATTTCATCCGCCACGGCGATGATGTAGCCCGGCTGCGGGATGTTGCCATCGAGCCCCACGGAGAACGTCACCACCCGGTCTTTGTTGTTGGTGAAAATACCCCAGCGCCCTTTGCGATTCGCCTCTGACTGCCGGGTACAGCCGATAGCGGTCATCTCCAGTTGGTTAAACCCAAAGCGGGCGACCAGCGGCTGCTCAAATACCGGCTCCATGGCATCAGCATAGGCGTTACCGGGGTCTGACCATGACACCAGCGCCGTGCTGTAGCGTGTTTTGGTGCTACTGCTGGAGTAGGTAAATTTCCCGTCGACGACGTTGGCGCGGGTGTAGCTGTAATCGATATCCCGCGGCATATCCGCGAGACACACAATCTGATCGCCGCCCCAGTAGGTCATTCCACGGAAAATAGCGGCAAAATCGCGCAGTACGGTGTAAGCATCGTTCCGGTTCTGCACGTAGACGTTACAGATATAGCGCGGCTCTGTCCCACTACCACCCCGCCCATCTGGAACCTGCTGGTCACAATACTGCGCCACCTGATACAGCGACCATTTGTCGATATTGGCCGCCGTCAGGCGATTGCCCAGGCCGAACCGGTCACTGATTACCAGATCGTAAAAAATCCACGCCGGGTTATCCGTCCACGCCCATTTAAACGCGCCGGTCCATGTTCCGGAATAGGTTCGCGTGTCCGGGTCGTAGGTATCAGGCACACGAATAACACGACCGCGCGGCTCGCAGGACACCTGCGGAATGGAGCCATTGAACTGACTCGAGTCAAACTCAATGTAGAGCAGCGCGGTATTGGGGTAACGTAACTTCGCGTCAATCACTTCGGTATAGCTTTCCAGCGTCATCCGATCGCCAATCTTCGCGCTGTTCGCATCTTGCGTGATTTTACGCAAACGAATGGCCCAGGTGCTGCCTGCTGGAGGTAAATCAATACGGTGGCTACGCTCATAACCCGAGGTGGTTTTACCGCTCACGCTGGTATTCAGTACCTGCTGCCATGTCCCGCCATCCGTCTGCAGGTCGATAGCGTAGTTCATCGAGTACCCGACCAGATCGCCATCGTCCTGCTGGTTAAACAGCTGTGGCCACTTGATACGCAGGCGCACCGCAGATAGCTGCGTATTGGTGTAGGTATGGGTCCAGGCGGTACTGCTCTTAATTTCAGTGCCCACGCTGATTTCGTTCTCAGAGCCAGGTATCCCCTGAATGTAAGTCTGCGCCTGCGTGCCGGCACGAAACTCCCACGCTACACCGCTGAAATTTTGAGAGCCGTCGGCATTCTCCAGCGGGGTACCATCCAGATAAATGTCCTTACCCGTCAGCCCCCCGCCCAGCTCACCTTCTGCCAGGGCAATCAGGAGTTTTGCTTTGGCAATCGACTGGAGATCATCGGGTTGTTCTGTAGGCGTGCGGGCGCTGGAGCTACCGCCCTTTTTTCCTTTGATTTCGCTGGTCATATTTTTTCCAAAAAAAACCACCCGAAGGTGGCTATGGAGAGAAATAAAAATTATTGCTGGTCTTCGACGTAGATCCCGGCAGAAATAATTGCTCCACCGATGCGACGCTTACCGTAAAGCAATGGTACTGGATAACCCTGAGCCGCAGTGTTAGTTACTCCGCCGAACGCATAGGATGCCCGGTTATCGGAATCTTGTTTGCTGGAAAGTCCTGTAGGTTGCGGAGATAGCATCTGCACAACACCACCGATCATCATTGCAGCACCAGCCTGATACAAAAATGGTGATGCTGCAGCTCCGGGTGTAAATGAAAGAACAAAACCGACTGCGACGAGTACAGCCCCCAAAACCGTCTGCAGAACACCGGCTTTTTTACTACCAATAATGACTGGAACAATTCTAATTACATCACCAGTGACAGGAAAACCTAAATCATCTTTACCTATATTTTTTTTACCGAGGAAAATTGCATAAGTTAAGCCTCTCCTTTTACTGCTTATCATATATTTTTCGAAACCATCAACGGTTGCAGCCAATGCTTTCGGAGCATCTTCTACTTTAGAAATTAATCTCTGATGTTTTTTACCAAATGTTTTACCAAGAATCCCACCAAGTTCTATTACGATCATCTTCTCTTGCATATTCACCCCATTAAAAAAGCCACCAGATGGTGGCTTAGTTTCAATTTACCGTTGATGGTAATATGTCAACGTTCGCGTTCTGGTCTATGAAGATACGAAAATTTCTTGGTTTATTATCTACAACATTAAAAGATCGTTCTTTTCTTTCTGGACCACTACATAGCCCTGAACCAATAAAACCAGCGCCAATGACAATCTCACCAGGTGTTACGTAAGCAATAACTTTCTCCCCGGTATCAAGATTCGCCACCTGCTCACCGTCGATATAGGCAGTAATCTCACACGCACCAGCTACCATGCCCTTGTCACGAACAATCGTCACTGGTACAGCACCATCACGCTTTTGGTATTTAATAGTAGCTGGGACTTGCTTCGCATCCTTCGGCGAAACTGGTGTAGTAGAACACCCAGCAATACCCAAGCACATAATCCCAATAATTAGTTTTTTCATGTCCTTATCCCCTCAGTGAAGTTACCAGAGGTTAGCACAGAGATTTATATCGCAGAACCTTCATTGTTCTGTCCCGCCAGTAGCCGCCATACGGCACACGCTGGCTCAGGTGCCCGTACAGATGGTGGAGCAGCATATTTCCATCCAGCAGGATCCCGGCATGGTTCCACTTGTTCGCCTGTAACTGCATGATCACCATATCCCCAACCTGTGGTGGTCCGCTAAACTCACGAAATCCGCATTCATACCAGCAGTCCTGGTAAAAATTATCCGCATAGCTGTCTTCCCACCAGGGATAATCAACCCGGTAATCGGTCAGCTCGATCCCGTGGGTCTGCCGGAAATAGCTCATGATAAGCCCCCAGCAGTCGAAATGGCCGAGGACAAACGGACGCTCCAGCAGCGGCAGTTCGCCGCGCGGCTGTATCGTTCGCAGATCCCCCTCCGGCCAGCTGACGATATGCCAGGGTAAGAGCGTCGCATCACATTGCGCCTTGTCCAGCTCGCTGGGCTGTGTGGTAGCGTCCGGGTGGCTGTGAACGATGGCTGTCACCGTTCCCCAGTCCTCCGCCCCGGCGTAATCTTCCGGTGACAGGTGAAAATGTTCAGTTGGCGTGGCTGCCAGATTCCGGCACGGGAAATAACGCTCTACCCGGCTTTTTTGCGCCACCACCCCGCAGCACTCGCGGGGATACTCAGCGGCGGCATGGGCCAGCATGGCTTCAATCGTTTTCTGTCGCATGTCAGCTCCTGATTAACGACGTTCCCGGGAATCCACCAAACGGCAGCTCGTTGTTTTCCCCGTG